ATTTTCATCGGGGCAGGGTTCTTGAGGTCGAGCAGCGCCGTGGGCATGGTCTTGATCAGGCGCTTGACGTTCTTGCCGGTGCCTGAAGTTTCGCTGAGGATCATGGTGTTGAAGAACCGCGGCAGCTTTGGGCCGAGGGCCTTACCAATGGAGCTGGCCACGCCGCGGACACGCCCGGACCGGTCCTCGTATATATCGACGTGCGAGATCACTATGACGGTGGTTGCGAAGCTCTCCGAGGTCACGTTGGCGATGAGGTCCTCGATCAGGTCTTGTGCCGCCTTGTACCATTGCCGGGGGTCCTTGGATGCGGGGTTCATGGCTCGCGCCCATTGGAACGCCGCGCGGCCCGCGTTGGTGAGGGAGTCGATCACGAGCACGGTTTCGCGGCCCCATGCCGCCGGATCGCTTTCGTCCTCCGGCCACCGCTCAAGGGCCGAAAGGGTGTTAACGTAGGCCTTGGGCGAACCCGCGACCTTTGGTCCCTGAGCGGTCATCTTCATCGGATCGCGGAAGCTGACGTACTCGATCTTCTCAAGCAGCTTTGGGTCGATCGCCTGAACGTGCTGGATGAGGGCATCGAGGCCTGAGTCGAGGTCGATGATCTTCAGGGAGTAGCCCGCCTCGACGAGGGAAGTCAGCGCCCCGGTTTTGCCTGCACCAGAATTGCCGACGAAGAGGAACTTGACGTAGCTGGATTTGGTGTAGTCACTTGCTTTAGGCATCTTGCTTTTTTCCTATCCGCGCGCTTTCGTTTTCAAACTGAAGGGCTAGTTCCTTGGCGTCGAGTGCGTCGTGATACTGCGCCAGGCTTAGGTCGCCAAACATGGCCTGCTCCTCGATCAGTGCATCGCTGTAGTGGCGCAAGGCCCGCGCACACAGAGCCCGCTGAGCTAAAGTTACTGCTTTCATCGGTTATCTCGCTTTCAGTGGGTCCCAGTTGTGCTCGGCGTAGTCGCTCTTGATGTAGTTCTCGCGGACCGAGGGGGAGCGGCTGCAAAGCTGACGGAAGGGACAGCCGCCGTAGTTGCCGCAAGCCGAAAGGTTCATGGGCCACTGATCTAAGGCCGTTGCCTGCCGGGCGAGTTTGATCGTCCAGAGGGCTGAGTCGTACCACTCCTCGAGCTGGTCCTTGGTGCGGGTAGTGATGCCGCGCTCGAACCGCGTGAAGTTTACCGCAATCTGCGCGGCGTCGATGATGACTCCGCGGACTGGCGAGCCGAGGATGGCCTGCCCGGCCCAGGAGTAGCCACTCATCTGATTGTTCGGCGAGAACTGGTCGAAGAAGTAGGTGCCAACCGTGCCGCCTGTGGTTTTCTGGTCCATGACGTAGAGGTGCCCGCCGTACTCGACGACGCGATCCAGGTGGCCGCAATACAGAAGTTCGTCGTCGAGCTCAAGGGTGAAGCTGAGTTCGACAGCGGGCTTGCCGTTTTGCAGGTGGTAGGTCCGTATGCCGTCATCAGTTTCCTCGGCGAACTGCTCGATGTACCAGACGATGGTGCGGATCAGGTTGACGCGAGTCTTTTTCGTGTCGTCGAAGTAGACCGCGCCGAGGCTTTTGTAACCTGAGCCGTCACACGCTCCGCAATCGAGATCGTCGCCGTGCTGGCCGCTGCCATCGCAGGCCGGGCAATCCTCGAAGCGCCAGCTGGCAATAAGGGCTTCGCGGACTACCTCACGCAGGGCGTCGTCGATGCTCAGGCCTTCGGCGCGGTACTTATAGAAGTGCTCGAGGGCGCTGGCGTAGATGCCGCCGAAGATGAGGTGGACTGACTCGCGGCGGGGCTTGATGCCGCGGATCATGGTGTAGTAATACTTGCGCAGGCAAGTCTGGGCGAGCTCAAGGCTGGTGCCGTCCCAAGCGAACTGGAGGCCGTCCTTGAAACTGCGCTTCTGGGTGGTGGTCATAGCGCTGCTCCTAGAGGTCGAGGTCGATGTCAAGTTTCAGGGCGGCGGTCTGGGCCTTGGTCTTGGCAGGCGCTGCCTTGGGCTTGGTTGCCGGGGCGGACTGGAAGAGGTGGCGCTTGGCCCGCATTTCCTCGATGATCTTGTCGATGTCCTCGTTGGTGAGCGAGAGCGGATCGCGGCTGAAGAGCTCAGTTACGTCTGTCATAGGTCGGCCTCCAAATCTACGGCTGGCGCTGGGCGGCGGTTGGTGTCAACGTAGTTGCTGATGATGGTGCGAACGCCTACCGAGGTGGGGATACCACGCGGGCGACAGATCGACTCGATGAAGTCCCAATCGCCGCGGCGGAGATTGAGGGTCTTTTTCTCAAGGTCAGGATCCTGCATTTTTCTTCACTATGAATAGTTGATTTTCGGGCGATGTCGGGCTGATGCGGAAGCTAAGGCAAGCTAGGTCAGGGTCTTTTTTGCGCTCGGCGTATAGCTTCTGGCGGAGCCGCTCGGGATCGTTTGTCTGGACGATGATCCCGAGCTCACTCCGGTAAGCCTCGTAAAGGAGCTCAAGCAGGCTCAAGCCGCACCACAGGGTGAAGGTTGTTCTTGCGCTCGGTCAGCTGGTCTACTACGCATCTGTAGGAATGGCCCTGATCCATCCACGGGGCGAGGAAGCAAGCGGAGCTGGCCTCGATGTAGCCGATGTGCTGCCCGGCGTAGAGGACCTTGACGGCGAAGCTGTCGAACTGGTTATCGGGTTCGCGCTCGAGCTCGAGCTCAACCGGCGGCACGAAGTTAGCGACGATAGACTTCGCAGGAACACCGTCGCGCTCGCGAAAGTGCATCCCTACGACGAACACGTCAGTAAAGACTGGTGGTTTCATTGGATTTCTCCTGTTTGAGGGTGGCCAAGAAAATAGCCCCGCGAGGCTACTTACTAGGACACCGAGCCGCAGCGGGAGGAGCGTGCTGCGGCTCGGGTCTTGGGCGGCGCCAGGGAGCCAACGCCGCCCGAAGGTTTAGACTGCGAGCTCGATACCGGCCATCGCCTCGCGCTCCGCCAAGGCTTTCTTGGCGGCCTCGACGATCTTCGGGTGATCGGCCAGCTCGACAACCTTGTCCTTGATCGCGTTCTCGCCGTTGGCCTCGAGGTAGTCCTTCTGGCTGATGCCCTGCTCCTTGAGCTTGCCCACGATGAAATTCCGCGCGATGCTGCGGCACTCCTTGGTGAGCGGATCGAGGCGCGAGGTGCTGCCGCCGCCGACCGAGGCGAGGGTGAACTCGTACTCGGCGTCGTACTTCGAGATCAGATCCTGAACGTCGGCCTGGACCGCGGATGCGTCGCCTCCGGCGGCCTCGAGCATGTCCTTGATCGACTTGCGAGTGTTGTTGCCGATGTTTTCGGCGCGGACCTGATTGAGGGCCTTGGCTTCAGCCTCCGTGATCTGGTGGCCCGCTTCATAGGGCTGGGATACTTCGACTGTTACGCCGTTGATTGTCATCTCTTTGGTGGCCATTGGGGTTCTCCTTGTTAATGGCGGTGGGTGATGGGCTGACCTTACAGCACAAGGTCGCTGGGGTCAAGCGCCGGGGTGATCTTTTTTCGTGCCCGCTCGATCCGGTCAAGATGGGACTGGCGGGCGGCGGCGCGGAGATTACGGGGATCATCGGAGCGGCTAAAGATGCAAGGCTCGCCGCGCCGAGCGCAGCAAGTGTGGCAAGCCGCGAGGCGAATGATCTGCTCTTTGTCGAGTGTTACGGGGGTGTAGGGCATTGGTACTCCTGAAGGCTGGGCCGGTTCGCGTAATATGGCACATCGCGGCGGTATTGTCAATGGACTGTATGGCTACGACCGATTGTGGCAGAGCCATACCGGCCTGAGTTTAAGTTTCGCCCTCGCGGACTTGGCGGCGGATCTCGTTTACCTCGGCCTCGTTCTGGAAGGCAATGCGGCGTATGAGCGTGAGCTCCTCGGGCCGGACCCAAAGACGGGGCAGGGGCACGAAGCCCGCCGCCCGCAAAGCCCGGCCTACATGGCTTGGCTTACTCTTCGACGAGTCCTGAGGTTGAGACATAGTGCAGTTCCTTCTTGGCTCGCGTTTCGATGACGTACTTGATGTTTGCGTCCTGTTCGTGATCGAGGTTGCACAGGTGCTGGTCGAGGAACCAAACGCGGTCGAACTCGAGGCCCTTGGACTTGTGCCCGGTCATAAGGTCGATGCGGCCATCGCGCTGAAGCAGATGCTCGAGGTAGGCAATGGCGTCACCGAGGGTCTTGGTCCGCGAAAGCATGATGCGGATGACCTGGGCTTTGTCGCGGATCGAGCCGCGGGCACCGTCGCGAGCCCGCTTGAGTTCCTTCTCCTCCCACGAAGCGAGGGCGTCCAGTGCGGCGGGGGTCAGCATCTGGGCCTTGCCGAGCTTCTTCATGAGCTTGACCAGCGGTGCGCCTATGTCACGGCCCGCGATACGGGGGAGCTGATCGTGCTCGATTAGCTTGATGGCGAGGGAGAAGAGCGGGGCGTTGTTGCGGCAGACGATAGCGTCGCCCGCGCGTAGGTCGGAGGCGCTCCAAGTTTCGTGCCGCCGCACCTGGCCCTCGGCGGCCCAATCGGGGGCCTGCATATCCGGTGCGCGCCACTGAGCATTCTCGGTGATCCGGCTTGCGCAACGGAAGCTGACGGTGAGGTAGAGGACTTCGCAGTCGAACTTGAGGCGGAGGTTCTCCATCGAGCGGGTGTCAGCGCCGCGGAAGCCGTAGATGGCCTGGCAGGGATCGCCGACCGCGATGAGGCGGTTGCGGCGGACCAGCTTCTTGAGGCAGTGGTGGTTGATCGCGGAAAGGTCCTGGGACTCGTCCACGAGTGTGAGGGGGTAAACAGGCCAGTTGACTTGGCAGAGGGCGGGGCAGAAGATCATGTCGTCGAAGTCGATCTCGCCCTCGAGCGAAAGGCGGAAGCTCTGCTCGGCGACCTTGCGGACGAGCTCGACCTGAAGCGCGGTCGGCTCCATCGGGAGGGCGGAGAAGAAGTCCTCGTCGCCCACGAGGGGCTTCCAGTGGCCCTTGAAGCGTTCGGGGAGCCAGCCAAGTTGCTTGGCGGTGCGCAGGATGTCGAGGGTCTCGGCCATGAGCTCGAAGGCTTCGTCGCGCTCCGCGGGGTCCTCGAGGCCCTTGATGAGGCGGCTGAGCAGGAAGTAGTCCTTGCGACCGTCTACCTTGGTGCGCTTGCCGGTGAAGCGCTGCCAGACGCCGAAGCCGAGGCCGTGCAGGGTCTTGCTGTCGCAATTCTGGGGCAGGCGCTGCTTCATCTCCTCGGCTATGGCCTTGTTGAAGGCGAGGCAGAGGATCTTGGTGTCGGGCAGGGCCTGGGCGAGGAGGACGAGCGTGCTGGTCTTGGCGGCACCGGCGCGGGCCTCAACGACGAGGTTTTCGATCCGCTGAGTGGCGAACTCGACGATCGCGGCCTGTTCGGGGGTGGGGGTGAAGTCAGTCATCTGAGTCTCCTAAATGTAGGGCGATGGCGCGGTGCCATCGCGGCTGGTTGGTGGTGTATTCGTGTAGCGAGTTGATGGCGATCTCGTGCGTTGACCAGCGGAAGCCGCAGTCGTTGCACTGGTGGCGACGGCGAGGGCCGCAGCCGCGATAGGTTTCTGGCGGCAGTACCAGGCCTGAGCCGCGGACGGGCCGCGAGTCGAGGACAGTGGTGCCGCGATGGTTACAGGCGGGGCAGACGAGGCTGGTCAAAGATCTAGCTCCAGTCCGGCGAGCGGATCACGGGCCAGCGCTGCGCGGCGTTCGTACTCGCGCCGCGAGGCAAGCTGCATTTCGCTGAAGTGGCCGATGAAGTAGCCCGCGAGGTCGTCGGGCTGGTCGAAGATGGCGACGAAGTGGCGCTCGGCTCCGCGGCAGCGATAGATTGCGAGGCCGTCGCAGGTCGAGACGACGACGTGCTGGGCTGGGACGTACTTGCTGGACTCGGCTTGCTGCAGCGCGGAGCTTTCCCAAGGGCGGAGCTCAGTCATCGTCGCCTCCGTCGAACAGGGAGCCGATCGGCGGGACGATCTCCTGACCGGTCTCGGGGTCGATGATCCGGCCCTCGGGCTTGTGGTGCTCGAACACGAGTATCGCGCCCTGCCGGTCGGAC